CAATTTCCCTGGGGAGCCATAAACTTTTCATACGAGTTTATAAATTTTGTTAGCATACTTTCGCCAGCTTTATATTCAAGAATAGCCTTAGCCAATTTATCTTTCTTAGCCAACCTGGCCAACTCAGCAGCATCTATACTTGGATTTCCTGCCTCAGTTCTTTTTTTAGTAATATATTTTCTTTTATTACAGAATAAATTAACAAGTTGCAAGGGACTACTTAAATTTAGCCCTTTGCCACCATTACAGTTTACCTCGACTTTCCATTTATTACAGTAATCCTGATAAAATTTTCTGAGACTTACGAGTTTATCCGGGAATACTCTTACGCCTCTATGTTCTGCTCGGTATACCTCACGCATAAGCTTAATTTCTGTATTATATATTTCAAGTAATTCCGGTTCCTCATTAAAAAGTTTATTCATTCCCAGGAATAAAAGAATTGTCCGTTCTGAATCTTTATTACCATAAACCTTAAGTAACCCAGGGTCGCCAAGCCACATATCGGATTTTACGTGCTCTTTGCTATGCGTCTCTTTATTGGATATGGCCCACCCGTTTTTCCTGCCAAGTCTTCTAGCCGTATTCACGGACTTCATGAGCAAATCAAGGTCTTCCTCGTCCATATCCAACCACATCTTAGCAAGTGGCTTAAGTTGATAAGAAAATAAAGACCCACCTGTTAATATTCTGGCCATAAACTGGGTATCATGAATTTTATCCCAATTAAACTTTATACCGGATAATCTGGCCATCCTTATATCAAACTTTAGATTATGTCCGACTTTAGTAATTTTCGGATCTCCCAATAAATTACTCATTGCGGTTATGTCTTTTTGGATAGGGATGACTTTGCGGGTTTTTGACTCGACTTCCCAGCGGATAAAGCCTTGATTGCCATGCACATCGCAAAATGAGAAAGCGAAGGGCCTTGCGGGTTGCATATTGTATTTCTTATAAATTACTGAGTCCCAGGGATTTAATCCTGTTGTCTCAGTATCAAATGCTAATGTATTTCCCCTCAGTCCAGTTAAAGGCATTTTATTTTCCAAAATACCCGGGACCGACAAGACAGTGAAGGCTTAATACTTATCACTGTCCAGGGTTGACCCTTTACGTTACGGTCCCGGGCTACTTGATTTATTTATTTCCTGCCTTTAATCTGGCAAACTAAGGTCATCAACTGAAACTGTGTGCTTATCCCCTTCTTTGTCTTTTACTACAACTGAATTTTCATCTTCCAATATTTTGCTGATTTTACCGGTAATGATCTTACCCTTTTTATTCTTAAACTCGACTTTCATGCCAATCTCGATATCTGCCTCTTCTTCTTTTTTATCCTCTTTTTCTTTAGCCTTTTCTTCAACCTTGGTTAAATCGTCAAGGTCAATATCCTTATGCTTAACACCGTCCTCGTCCTTAATAATGGCCGTATCCTCTTCCTCATCAATGGACAAAACTTTGCCCTTGAACTTTTCGCCGTCTTCTTTGAATGTTACAGTATCACCCTCTTCAATATCCTCGGTAGCATCATCATCCGAGTCCTCATCACCCTTGTCATCATCGCCAGAATCGTCATTCTCTTCGGTTTTAAAATCGCCGGCATCAAGTTCAGACGTAACTTTGTCAATATAGCAAAACTGGCCGCTATCCTTTGTCTTTAGTGAAATAATAAGTTCCGGCTTACTTTCGTCCAGTAACTTAACCACGTCTTCGAGGTCCGACGCGTCATCCGGCATGTCAATCCCGAACCTGCGCAAATCCCTAGCCAACCATACCTGGTCGTCCTCGGTTTCGATTGACTGATACTTCCCGACTTTCTCACCCTTTGACTCGCCCGCGGTTATAGCAAAATTAAACGCTACTTGCAATCGACCACTACTTTTGGCTTCATTTATTTCACAAGATTGAAGTCTGGCTTTATACTTCCCATCTGGCAAGTCATTGCCAAAACCCCCCTCCTCTTTTGCGCGCTCTTTAGCGGTCTTGAATGTTTTACCAAATTTTGCTAATCTTGAACTAAAATCTTTTCCCATGGTACTCTCCTTTGTTTTAAGGAAGCACTATTGCCCCCTGTTAATGTTTTTTAATCTTAAGTCCATGTTTTTGACCAGACTCTTTTTCTTTTTCTCCATGATTATTAAATGCGGCTATAAGATTTTTATATCCTTCTTTCGGGTTTCCTCCCATTGGTATCCTATCAATTGGGGAGCCATCGGGATAATGGAATCTTCCCTCGATCCTGTTTCCAGCGTCTACCTCATCACTACCACCTATAATCAATACTCTGCGCCTACCATCATAATCATAATTGGCCCAGATATCGACCAATCCCTCAAGTACGTCTTTTGCTTGTCCTGGCATTGAAGACACTGTCTTGTGGAATGTATCTGAATGTCTTGTCTTGAACTCCTCGTCTTTAGAATGCGATATAAACACTACCCCCTTTCCTGAATGAAGAAGTTTATTGATAACAGAAACAAACTCTTTCCTAACCGCATTCCAACCTTTACCATATCCCTCATCTGCTGGATGCTCTATTGCCAACTTATCACATACATACTCCAGACAATATGCGTAACAGAGATCTGCTGTATCTATAACTATAGTTCTTGTATCTTTATCCTTTATGGCCAAGTCAATGTATCCCCTAAATTCAGACCAGTTACGCACGCTTACCTGACGTATACTTAGAGCTTTTCCGCCCGGTTCGCACATGAGAAACAAAGCATTTTCGAATTGCGCGGCCAATGTAGTCTTTCCAATTTTTTTCTTTCCATATATTAACCAGGAATAATCCCTGGGGTCAATAGATGGCTTAGATTTTTCAGTTGGAAGAACCAAGTCAAGGTTATTAGCACTTTGTTCATTCCTGGATTTCTTTTTACTCTTATTACCTATTAATTTTACAGTCATACTTTCCTCCTTTCTAGTTTATTGTAAATCTTCCAGCTCTTTAAATACAACTTTCCTTTTTACTAAGCTATCAAAATTGCCATTCGCGCACGCATTCAAATACATGCATTTACCGTACTTGCCCAAACAACTATACGGATTCTTATAATCACGGCCTATGCCCATCCTCCATTCTTTGAAGTCCATGACTATGGCAACTAAATCTTTTTCAAAATTAATCAAGTCTGCTTTTGTTATCGGTATTTCAAACCGCATAAAGTAAAACTCTGGTCTTGACTCAATGTCTTTACCTACTCGCTTTACAAAACCCTCGGTGGTCTCGCTTTTATTCTGCTTCAAGTTAGTCCGCCGGATTACATTATATAACATGCCCGACGGGACTATCCCACTCTCCTTCCATGCCGACCACAAATACTCAAGCGACTGAAAATCTATATTCAGGGAATCCGCCAAGTCCTCCTCCTCTATCCTGGACTTAAATTTATTCTCGAGCAACCAAACCTCTTTCCTGACTGTAAACTTACCGTCTCTTTTTCCACGTAATGGAATACCTGCGCATTCCACTCCTTTAATTTGCTCTTCGAGTGCCAACCACTTTACTTTATTAAAGTCTTTTTCCCAATGTTTAAAATAATAAAACAGTGTTTGTTCAAGCAATGCAAGGTTCAGGTCAACCTGCATCATGTCTTTTGTGCTTGGCCTGGGGTTTTCGCTGAGCCATTGCTTCTCCGCCTTGATCGAGTATTCCCTAAGTAGTTTCATAGACGGCGGAGTCATTAATTTTTTCTTTGATACATCTGTGTAAGCATACTCTAACATACCATGGCCAAGCGAGCCATAGTTCAACGGGTTCGAAAACCACTTTGAATCCCACCCATCCAGGTACAATTTAGCCTTACGCTTGCAGGAAAGAAACATGGATATAAGGCTTTGGGTAATCCCATCTTTTTCTGGAATATAGAAAGGTTTACTCTTTAATTTTATTTTCATGCTTCCTCCTTACGTTTTCGCCACATTGCTGAATAATACTCTATAATAAATCTGGAAGCCTCATCGCGGTCCTTCGCAAACACTAAGTAAATATCGTACTTCACCAGGTAAGTAAAGAGGGACCTGACAATGGCAATGCCTTGGATTTTGCTTTTCCAGACTCCCTCGATAACCTTTGCAATTGGCCCCTCTATTATTACTATCAATTTATAACCATTTTTTTTGGATTTTGCTAGTTCTCTTTTGAATCGGTCATGCCCTTTAGTCAATGTACCAAATACATCTGGTATGGATTTTCTTTCAAATACTACAGGTACTGTCCAACCATCAGAAAATCGCATACCATAATCACCAAAATCCAGTTTTTTCCTGAGAATTAATATTCCAGAATAACCAGCGAATGACAATGCTCTCTGCTCTCTAGTATCAATATATAATATATGAGATTTCATTTTTTAAGATATTTAATTGACACAATACCAGATTGCTTAAGCAAAATTTTACACTTTTCACAAGGCTTTGTAGTAATATATGCCACGCTTCCATCAAGCCTAATACCATGTTTTGCTGCATGAGCCACTGCATTAGCCTCTGCATGAATCACCCGGTGGAGCAGTCCGTTTTCCGCACATTTACCATTTTTAACCTGGCAATGTTTTTCACCGTGTGCAGTACCATTATAACCAATGGAAAGTATATGGTAATCTTTTGTAGCAATAACACATCCAACTTTAAGGTCTGGACAAGTTGCTCGCAAAGATGCATTTTTTGCAATATTAAATAAATACTCTGATTTTGTCATTAAACCCCTCGTAAATGTTTAGGTAAGCTATTTTCAGTCCCACATAAATTCATTCCAGAAAAGTCTAAATTAATATTTTTTCTAAAAGGAATTGTTATGGAATTTGCAACTTGATTCCCAAATACATCCCAACCTTTAGACGCTTTCCTGGAAAACATTTCAAGAGCTAACCCCCCAGGAACCATTATTCTAAGTCTTTTTATAGCCTCAATTGGCTTTTGGCTATGCCCAAGATTTACTGCCTCTATCAACTGTCTTTGACATCTGTTTTTTATTAATTGTTTAGGCTTGCCTTTTGTCCCGAGCAAACAAAGTTCCCCACATTTCAAGGTATATTCACCCATATTCGTTCTTGTTTTGCCGTTGACAGTTTGTTTGTGCCACCAAAAAGCTACAGTTTTGTAAGTAAAACCCCATGCTTTCATAATTAATAAAGCATATTCCAGGAATGCGTCTGTTGTCCACATTACTAATACAACATTATCAGCGCATATTCTAGGTATATCAAAACTTGCTATATCCCGAATACTTAATACGGGATATTTGTCAGTTATTTTAACTCTACCTGTAACTTTGGTGCCTTCCCTGGAGCTATACGGCCATGGAGGATCTGCATAAATAAGTGTATATTTTTTGCGTATAACTAATTTCATTTCATCCCCCAAAGTACTGATACTGTTAATAGACTGGCCGATATCCAGTACATAAAGCGTGGCCAATTTCCCTCATGCGCGCAAAACCCGGCGCATATCATATATTGCACCAAGAAAGACCTCATTATCCATGTACTGTTCATATCTTTTTTCTCAAGGTTTTAATTGATCGCCTTCCATCTGTATCCTCAAATAACTCTAACCCATATACAAGTGCTTTAGCCCTTTTCTGAAGAATAGACAATACCTTGCATGCAACCATTCTTATTTCCAGAGTATTATGTGGGTTCCCTCTCTCTTCACAAAAATGTCTCCAAGCCCGCATATTAGCCGTAATAAGTATCTTGGCTTCTATAGCATTGGGTAAAAGTTGCCGTGCTGCGCCACATGAGTTATGCTTAGTATTTTCTTCTATCTTTAAAATATCATATAACTCAGTATAGGCATTTATTTCACATTTTAAGGTAGTTTCTACAATAGCTTTTTTTTGATCTGTATCAATAGAATAGGGTTCAACACAAAAACGAGCACTATCTTTATTATATTTTATATAATGGGTGCTCTCCTGAGAATAAGCGAATCCAGCACGGTGACGGACCATCTGGTGAGTAAATCCTCTGCTACAACAAGCTATTGCAAAAGTAAAATTGGCATGTTCAAATATACTCCCATGTCCAAGCTCTACTGCCTTTGTTACCAGTTCATCAGTTTTTCCCAAGTTTTTATAGCTACCAAAACACATCCTCCCGCCAAGTTCAACAACAGTCTCAGGTCCTGGTTGGGCCGTATCGAATGCTTCTGGAAAGCCACACTCCTCTAAAAACGGCTTAAGCCCATCAAAACAAATTCGGGGCTCAGCAATCAAAAAAACCTCTGGCTCTGTAAATATTTTCATACAACCTCCCTATCAAGTTCCATGATCCCCATTGCCGCATAGTTAAGGATGTCAAGTAAATTATCTCTGATAGATTCATTATTTGGTTTCTTATTCTTTTGAATAAGATTAGTTATTCTAGCCATTTTATCACCAAGTCTTACTACTATTCCAAAAGATCCAAAATTTTTATAACTTTGGCCATAATCTTGTAGTTTTCTCCAGCGTAATTTTTCAGCTTCTTCAAGTACCAATTTAAACTGGTCATGATCATGTCTTAATAAATCTACTTTTTTCTTCATGGCCTTCCTTTCATACTATACTTATCATTGATTATACCACAAGCTATACTGAAAACTTTTGCGGCCGTGGCCTTTTTTCTGAGCATCATATACCCATAACTAAACACCCTCCTCGCTTGGCCCAATGTTAATCTAGGTTCCCTGGCCATCATATCTCTTAGTATCCAGGCCACAAGTTCCTGTTTACGAGGAGTGGCCAATCTTGGTTCTTTTATTTTTTTCATCAGTAACACCTCGCTTGTCTCTCAAAGTTTATCTGGACTTTGCACATAAAGTATTGAAACACGGACTCCGCGTCCATGCCCAAGAGCATTGCTATATTCAGGAGGAAGCAAACCTTATCCGCTACCTCGAACCTGGCCTGCTCGATGTCTACGTCCTTCCTAGTTTTCTTCCAATGTTTCCAATTAACCTCGTCGAGCAGCTCCATAGTCTCACTCACGTCGCACAGGCACATCTCCTTGACCCACTGCTCCCTCTCCACCTGCGTCATCTTGCCCACATTAAAGAACCGCTCGGCAAACTTTGCCTGCCGGGCAAACATAGTCCCCAGGCGGTCCATGCCCTCGAACGTGGTCTTCTTATTTTCGCCCATCTTGCAAACCTGGCGCTCAAGCATCTTTACTTAGCCCCCTTCAACTTACCGGCATTGATCCTGGACTTATACCAGGAGAAATGAGACTCGTCCCATCTGCTTTTGGGGAATTTGCTTTTAACCATAGCCTTTAGTTTAGCATATGGATAATTTATATCCTTACCTAAAGTCTGCCTCATCAATTCTGAAATACTGTTTTTGCGCGCATCTATACCAACTTTTTTTGTTACTGATTTTTTATTTTTCAAAACCAATTTTGCCATTTTAAATCCCTCCTAAGTTATGTTGTTTAGTTTAAAGTTACTTTCCCTTTTTAACTTCCAGTCTATACGCTATTATAGCACTTTTTTTCCCTACAACCACTCTGTAAGGCTTTTCCTTGCGGTCCAGATAGTCCTGAGAAACATACATCTTCGCAGACGCCGGAGCGAACCCGGTCTTTGCCACTATCTCGTCAACTGTAAACATCTCTTTTCCAGAAAGAAGCTTAACCAGCTTGCTCTCCTTGGTCTCCCCGCCTTTTTCCCTTTTGACAACCGCTTTTACCACCTTCATTTTCTTTGCCTCTTTCTTTACCATTTTTTCCTCCCGTTTGGCCATCTGTTCCGCAACCACCGACTTTTTCTGCAGAAGTGACGGCAATATCCTCTTTTTAGTTTCCAGCGTTTTGCATTTACCCTCCAACCTATCCAACAAGTACAGTGGATTAAAGCATACGCAGTCTCCCGTCTGCTTGTATTCTGCCTCTGAGCACTTATTAAAGAATGAACAGTCTTTCTCATTACCCAGTATTTTTTTCATAGTGCCACCATCTTTTCCGCGCAACAACCCGTAAAGTCTGACTCCTGTTTTACAATTAAATACTCATTAGCATTTCTAAACTCATGCCTATCTCTTTCCTCCATAACCCAGTCTTCCAACCTCCGTTTTTGTATTACTTTTATTGTTTTCTTTCTTCTATTTACCATTGCCCACCCCTTTCTGAAAATAAAAAACTATAGGAGTAAAAGAAAGTTGTTGCCAACTCGGAGTGGGCCTCTAAACCTTGCGGTTTACTTTTACTCCCACAGTTTAAATTTAATAATTTATACATATACCCACTCCTTTATTTATAATATAAAACATTATACTATAATTTTAATATTTGTACAGTGTTTTTTTCAGTATATTTCAAGCCTACAATTTTTCTACCGTACACGATACAACTCCCTGTTTACAATCAGCAATTCTACTAAACGCGAACCTCGATAAATCAACCCTCTTGCCTTTAAATCTTCGTGCCGTCCTATCCGTAACCATAACAACGACGCTCTTACCATTTGCATTATTTCTGACTCTGATATAGTCTCCGAGTCTATAGTCCCAGCTTGCACACGTAAGTCCCTCATCTCTAAACTCCTTTCCGTTTGCCATAATAAAGTGTGTCCGTTTATCTTGGCCATCTCTTATTAAATCCGCACGACTATACCAACTTGTTTTTAAATCCATAGCCCATACCGGGTTTTGGTTGCATTCTGATAATAATATTAAAGCAAATAATATTAAAGTTTTCAATATCCCTCCTTTTTAAAACCCAATAGTCTTTTTCAAACCCACTACTGAATGCCTATCTGGTGCATTACTGTCAACATTAACTAAAGTGCAACCACTAAAAATAACACAAGTCAACAAGGTTAGCACTATTACTGCCAAAACATATTTCCAAGTATACATTATTTTTCCTCCAGTTTAGGGAGCATCCGTATATACCCATGGCCCACATTCAAACATACCTCTATACGTTTACCCTCCTTCGTCACCCGCACCTTTGTGGAGTACTCCTTGCACTGCATGCACCAGCCTAGTCTCTTAGCCATATTCAACCTCCCTTACCTATATATAGTACTTTATTTAACTGAGTCTGTATACCTACCACTACCTCCACTCTTGCCTTTTTATTGCTCACTTTCCTCATCACCTACCCCTTTGCTATGGGAGGGCTTTATTGCCCTCACTAAACATATTATAACACAATTTCGATATTTGTACACATATATTTTCAATATTTTCATGTAGACTCCTCGAGGTATAAAGCGGCCTTTCTAAGGAAATCCGGGTTATCCCTAAAAAACCCGAGACCACCATTACACCTATAACACAATAGTCCTCTAACTTTATTTGTTACATGACAATGGTCAATATGCTTGGAACGGCCTACTCCTAAATCATCCCCACATATTTTGCATTTGTGTTTTTGTACTTTATCCATCAATTGCATTTGCTCAAAAGTTATTCCATACTTATTGCGTACAGTCTCAGCCTTTCGTTTATCATATCGACTACGGAAATAACTTGGATGTTCAAGCAGAAACTTTTTTCTATACTCCCTAATTTTTGCTTGATTTTTTTTAGCCCACCTAGTATAAGAACCAGCAATTGCTAAATCTGGAATTTGACCAAGTATTTTTGCCGTAATTGCAATCCTTAACTTAGATTTTTTTTCATCTTTTTCTCTAATCCTAGCATCGTGGTTATTTCCCTTTTCCCACTCAATTCTAGCTTTTTCCCTACGTTTTTGCCTTTCCATATCTGCCACCTTTGCGCACTCTTCGCCAAGTAAATCCATATGCTTTATAAATCTAACAGCCATTGATCCCTCCTTTTTTCGATAAAATAGTCATATCCTCATCCTAAGTAATTATAACATATTTATTGTAATATATATACATAAATTCAAACTATATTTCAAACTATATTTTTTGCTCTAGCGCTAGTTTTTCTAAGAAAGTAACTTTTTTTACATAAATAGCACTATGCTATGCACTTAAGCTCATTGTGTCAACAATAACGCTCGTGTATATAAGTACTATATCTAACTTATATTTTATTTTTATTATATATAATATAATGAATTGATTTACCCACTAGGGCGTTATGTCCTACACAATCGAGGGTAAAACATGTCTTAAATCAACTAATGCTATATGTTTATGCGCTATAATTTGAGTATGAAGGCTAAAAACGGCATGCGCAAGCACGAAATGACCGAGAAATATTGTAAAACGAGGCGATGTATATATTTCCTTCAGAGAGGGCTTTTCTCCATGGCAATGTGGAATCTGTTTGGCCATACGGCCAGATGGAGCTTTCAACAATGCAAAAAATCGTGTTACCAATGCTAATGCCGAATCTTTCGGCAAATTACTGCAAATCATATGCCAAGACATGCGACTAGAACATCATTTAAAAAGGGAAACCCCGGAAAACCCAAAGGGGCTAAGTGTAAATTTACTAATTTAAAAGATGCATTCCTAAATGCGTTCCAAAGAATCGGTGGGGAAGACGCGTTATATAAATGGTTAACTCCAGAAAAACTAGAAATAAAGAATAAAAGAGGCCAGGTTACTAAGGTCTTGGATTTTAGTGCGGAGCGACATAAAGATTTTTTCAAGATGATTACGCCAATGCTCCCCAAAGAGGTGTCTCTTTCAGGAAGTTTAGATGTCAACGTCAACACTATTAAAGGAATAATTGACAATGCAAGCTCAGGAAAGTCCGGAAGCGATGGAGTTCAAGCGAAAGTGCCAGATGGCACTGGCGAACTGGAAAACTGACCCGGAGCTATTTCATAATTCGCTCTTTGATAATAAATTGTGGAGTAAGCAGATAGAGATATTCAAAGCGGTGCGAGACTATCCGAGAGTTGCGGTTAGGTCAGGTAATACTATTGGGAAATCCCGAATTACCGCAGAAATCGCCCTTTGGTATCTCTCATGTTTTCATCCCAGTAAGGTCATAACAACTGCTCCTACTTTCAATCAGGTGGAGAATATTCTCTGGAAAGAGATAGCGACGTTATATAGGAAGTCGAAGATACCGTTCGGTGGGAAACTTTTGGATACTGCTCTTGAAATGGATAGCGATTGGTTCGCACTTGGAGTATCCACTGACGAAGTTAATAGGTTTCAGGGATTCCATAGCGAGCATCTTCTGGTATTAATAGATGAAGCACTTGGTGTTGACCCAATTATCTGGGAGGCTATTATAGGTCTTCATCCAGAAAAGGTTCTGGCGATAGGAAATCCGTTGGAGGCGACCGGGGAGTTCTGGAATTGTTTCAATAGTCCACTATGGCATCAGATTGGTGTGTCGTGCGAAGAGTGCGTGGAATGGCAGAGAAAGAATGGAAGCATTCCTGGACTTGTAACACGGCAATGGATTGAAGAACGCCGGGATGAGTGGGGATCGAAGAGTGCCTTGTTTCAAGGTCGTGTGCTGGGTGTGTTTCCTACAGAGGGCACTGACCTGCTAATTCAACCAAAGTGGGTAGAAGACGCTCGTACTCGTGAATTAGAGCCTGAGGAAGAGGCAATGAAGATAGTTGCCTCGGACGTTGCTACCAAGCATGGCGGGAATTATACAACTCTTCTTTTCAGAGAAGGGCACGATATCAAAGAACTTGAATCCTTTCAGGGATTGAATGCTGTAATGACAGCCCAAAAGATAAAACATAAATATGAAATGAAGTCCGCTGATACTGTGGTAGTGGACAGTGATGGATTCGGTGAAGGTGTAGCGGATATACTTATCAACCAGCATATCGGTGTGCAGGAGTTCCATGGCGGGTATGGTTCGAAGGCAATTGATAGTATTAAATTTAAGAACTTGCGTACCCAGTTCTATTGGATGGTGGCAAAGAAGTTTGAGAAGGGTATGTACTCCTTAAAGAATCTAGACAAGAAAGCGTATGACCTTCTGAAGATGCAATTGTGCTGTATCAAAGCGAAGGCTCCGGATAACTTGGGAAGATTTCAGATTGAGACGAAGGACGATTTGATTGCACGTGGTATTGCTTCCCCTGATAGTGCAGATAGTATGGTGATGGCGGAGTTCGGGTATTTTGTAGGAAAAATGGGTGACATAAAAGCCTTCAGTTATAGATGATTATATTACTTCTTATAGCGATATTTATTTCAGTATGTATAGCAATATCGGGTATCAATTATATTATAACACTGCTAACCTTTAAAGGAGGACGCAATGTCGAGTACGAGAAGTAAACTGATTCCCTTTGGGGAACGTATTTTAGTTAAGCGTAAAACAATAGGTGGGCAAGTAGGGAAGATTGTATTGCCGGAGGATGTTGCGGAGAGAGCAACGGACTTGGCAGTTGTAGTTTATATTCCAGAGGCTTCACTGGCGGATGAGAGGATATTAGATTCTTCTTCAGAAATTATAGAGGCATTGGTTAAGAAATGTGCCGAGGGAGATTCGAATGCATTGATAGCATTGCTTAGACTTGGGGAGTTCTGTAAGTTGAGAAGTATAAAAGTTGGGGACGAATGTATGATATCAAAGTATGTTGGAGTGGATTTTCACGAGAAGGGTTCGAACGAGCAACTCACGTTGGTTAATATGTCGGATATCATAGGGCTGGTGGTGAAGAATGCCTGATATGTCTCTGGTATTAGATGAGGATATATGGAAGGAATTATGCAAGAGGTACGATGGTGCTATTATGGTTACCCTCAGAAGGGTTGACGACGGGCACGACGATACTGTGATTAACTATCATGGTGGTCGTGCTCTATGTGTAGGTTTGTGCGAGCATGTGAAGGATAAATTACTTTCAGTAATGCGGGGCGATGTGGAGCATACGGAGGAGTCATGAGCGAACAACCTGAAAAGCAGGAAGAGAAGATGATCATAGAGGTTAAGTTGAATGCGGACAAGCAGATTGAGTATAAGATATTCGGTTCGCATATACCTACACTTTGCTATGTGATTAAACTACTCACCATCGAAGTGGACAAGATGATAATCAATCAGCAGATTAAGAATATGCAAGGACAACCCGGAGGCATTTTACTTCCAGGGAAGAAACATAATATTATAGATATGTTAAGGAGAAAGAATAACTGATATGCCTACGCCATTCGAGCAGGGACTGAATAGTTCATCTCCAGAAAATTTACCCATACCTGGTGAAGAGATTAAAGAGAATCTTGAGCAGGGGTTAGAGCAAGAATATTCTGTCGCTATGAAGAAGGTGCGGGCGAAGAATATAAAGAAGTTAATCAAACTGGATTATTTGGAGAAGGAACGGGTTGCTCGACATATCAAGGATTTGTATAACGACGTCAAGGGGAAGCATGCGGAGAAGTGTGCGGATTTAGATAAGTATGATAAGACTTTCCGTATGGAGCCTATTGCAACCCTAGATGATTCCGACGACGATACCCCGGACTATTGTACTCCGCTTTCTACCGTAACACTCGAAGTAGTTCACGCCAATATTATGAATGTATTTTTTACCCCCTCGACTATCATGCGGGTACTTCCGACTGAAGAAGGGGATATTAAAAAGATTAAGAAGATTGATACGTTCGGTAATTGGAGCGTGAAGAATGAGTTGGAGATATTCGAGAACTGCGATAGGCTCTTTCACTCTTCAGAGAAGAACGGCGAGGCTCCGTATTTAGTATACTGGGAAAAGAAATACGGGGAGGAAATTATAGTAGAGATGATTCCTAATCCTGCGAATCCGTCTGAGGCATTGTTAGATGATGATGGCGAACCGATGACGCAGGAGAGGGAGAAGGTTAAGTTAATTTATAATGGACCGAAGCTGGAGGTTTTCTCCAGGAAAGATTATCTACGTCCTCTCAATGCCACTGCAGATAGAATCCCGGACTGGGAAGGTAGGATAGTGCGAAAGAGTTCTGATACTGTGAAGAGGTGCGAAGAAGAAGGAAAGTATTATGATAAGACGCATGAAGAGATTGGGGGTTGGGGTACTTCTGGAAGTGAAACAGATTCGAATACGAGAACGGATAAAGATGGTGCGAGTACTCCACTGGGAAAGACGGAAAAGTTATTTGTAGAGTTTTATGGGACTCTCCGTATCAAGCAGATTACTAAGGACGAGAATGACGAAGAGTCTTTCGAGGAACTGGAAGACGAGTTTATAGGACTAGTCGAGTTAGAGTCCGAGACACTATGTTATCTGAAGAAAAATAGATTCCCCATGAAAGAGCGTCCTATCGGATTGGATGTTTTCATTCCAGATGATGAAGGTCGTGCTGAGGGTATAGGTGTTATAGAATTTATGCAAGGTATCCAAAAGTGTTATGATGCGTTATATAACCAGTATGTATTCGGTGTAGTGCAGGCGAACAATCCTGCGGGATTCTTTACACCTACTGGAAATATGAGGGACGAGAAGATAAAGATTAAGTCCGGGTATCTGTATCCTACCTCCGACCCTACTTCAGTTAACATGATGAAGATTGCCCCACCGGATGCTTCGATACCGAATCTTATGGAAGAGGTTAGGAATCAGGCACAGTTATTGTTTGGTATTAGTGATTATGCTGCTGGTGTTGAAAGCAAGATCGACCCGAGTGCTCCCGCAAAGAAGGCGGAGATAGTTGTGGCGCAGGGGAATACCCGGTTGAATCTTATTATACGTAGGAAGAATAAAACTCTTAAGGATATTTTCAGAAGATGGTTTCTATTGTATCAGGCGAATATGCCGAAGAATAAGTTTATGCGTATTGCAGGAGATACCTCGGATGCTCCGTGGAAATTTGAGTCTATTCGTTTAAGTGATTTCGCTTTGAATGCGCTACCAGACTTCGAACTTACTGGAAACATACTAACGTCGAACAAGTCTCTTGAGGCACAGAAGGCTATTGGTATTTACCAGATGCTGATAGGCAATCCATTCTTTATGCCACAGACTCAGCCGGGAATGAAAGCATTGCATTCTCTAACTAAGTGGTTCATAGATAAGATGGATGATATTGGACTGAGTAATTTCCTGCCGTCAATGGGACCAGAGATTGTGGCTACTCCTGAAGAGGAGAATGCTAGATTCTTGCAAGGAGATGAGATAGAACCACAGATGGGTCAGAATCATGTTCAGCATATCAAGGTGCATCACAATCTATTAATCGACCCTACTTTACCTCCAGAGATTCTGGCATACGTTAAATTACATATTACTGAAACTTTAAAAATGCTCAAAGAACAAGTTACCATGCAGATAGCTTCGACTATGGCGAGTCAAGTACCTTTAAATCAAGCAGGACCAATACCTGGAGGTCAAAATGCTGGACCCAATGGACCAATCCCACCTGGAGGAAATGTTCAACCACCCGGGATGGGAGGTATTCAGTAAAGAGTTGCAAGCGTTGTATGAGAATTCTGATATGATAGTGCATACCCCCAGTCGAAAGGACGATAGGGAAGTTCACATAGGGAAGTGCGAAGTGGTAAAAGATATTTTTAGTATGGTGAAAAGGTTTAAAGTAGATTTTGACGCTACAAAGAAGGAGAGTTAAATGCCCTGGGACGTGAGCATGGTGGATAAACATAAAGCAGGACTAACTCCGGAGCAGAAAAAGAAGTGGGTTAAGATTGCTAATACTACTTTGAAGGGTTGTATGAAGGATACGAAAGATGCGAAGGCATGTGAGGCAAGTGCTATCAAGATTGCGAATGCCAAATGCGTAGAAACTAAGAGAGTAGTCAAATGACAGAGTCCCTGCAGTTCTATCTTGATACTATCCAGAGAGAATTGGAACGTTTGGAGCAGGGAAAGTTCACTGGGAATGTAGAGTTCCGTCCGAATTTCAAAGACGGTTCAGTTGCAAATATGAATATTGTTTTAAGTAAGTCTGTCAAACGTATAGATTAAATTTTTAGGTAGCTTAAACCTTAAGCCCTCTAACTTGTTTACTTCAGAAAGTTAGGGGGCTTTTTAATTAGGAGGTTAAATGGGAGATGGTAGAGCGATAAAACAGTTAAAAAGAGGAGATGTGAAGTTAGGTACCGGTACTAAAAAGAAGTCCGGCATGTCTCCCTTTCAGAAAATGCTAATGGGAAAGAAGAAGTAGTCAAACCTAAAAGGAGGTGATTGGATTGGTAATGCACGTGAAGCACGTGAAGAAAGAAGTAGAGAAAGAAGAAGTGGTCAAGAGTAAACCAGTTTTAGTGGCGCAAAGAAAAGTAGAACAGTATCTTAAGGAAGGCTGGAAGAAAGTGGATATCAAAACTTTAAAGGATAAAAAGTTAAAAGATAACTTAATTAAGAATCAAGACATGATCTTGATGGAAAGGTAAGTATGGCAAATGACGCAATCTTAAACAAAGAAGCGGAAGAGAAGGACAACGCACGATTCAAAGAATTAAAGGCGAAAAAGGCGGAGGAGTTGACCGTAGAAGAGAAGACCGAGTTAGGGGATTTGAAAGATAGGCATAGCGATAGGGTTCAGAAAAGAATAGATACTGTTGTGGCGAAGCAGAAGATAGCGGAGGAGGAAGTTGAAAGGCTTAAGAAAGAGAACGAGGAGTTAAAGAATAAAATACCAGAGAAGAAAGAGGATATATCGGATTCTCTGAAGGGTGAAATAGTAGAAATTGCTGGGAAGAAGTATTTCACGGATAAGGCACTTCTTTCTCAGATTAAAGCCGGAGAGATAACGGAGGATGAGGCTCTTTCATATCAGAAAAAGAGGGACAAGGAAGAGTTGAAGTTCGAGATTAAGCAGGAACAGGAAACTGAAACAAAGAAAAAAGAAGCTGACAGTATCCGAGGTAAGGATATTGAAGGCATTCTGGAAAAATATCCTCAGTTTAGAAAAGATCATCCGGATTTTAATCAAGAGGATCCTTTATATAAATTAGCAAATGAGATTTATGTGGAGGGATATGTATCGAATCCTAAAGGTATGTCGCTGGCTATTAAGAGGGCGAAGGAGATACTTAGGATTTCGGACAAGGAAATTGACAGGAGTGAGGATCATGGAATGGATAGTTCCAATCCTCCTGATAGAAATTCTAATACGAAGGAAATTACGTTGACCGAGGACGAGAAGGAGTCAGCGGTTCGGATGTACACACGGGGCGATGTAATGAACCCGAAGACAGGAAGACCATACACAGTAAACGAAGCAATAGCCAAGGGATTGGCTGCTAAAAAATCGAGGAGGATTTAATGAAAAAACAATCTCAAAAAGAGAATCAAGAGGAGAAACAGGAGTCCGCTATATTGGAGAGTCCAATAGAGAAAACTCTTGAGAAGGAAAAAGTAAATACCGAGGATTACAACCTCGAAATCGTACGGGACTATTACGGGAATGTGGACCCGTTCTACCTTTCCAAGAAAGACCCGAATTATGCGTACAGATTTTTGAGAGATGAACATAAAAATATCGCACATAAAACTGGCAATCTTTTATATCAGAAAGGTGGCTGGCAGATATGTCCGAGAGAGCATCTTTTGAAACTGGGTATCAAGGAGACAGATTTATCACCAGATAAGTTACTCCGGAGAGGGGATCAGATATTAGCGTTTATGCCGAAGAAGTTGTTCGACGAGAAAAAGAAGTACAAGATGGAACAAGCTAAACTTCCGATGGCTAACGTGGATAGGGTTCTCAAACATGGAGATCACGCCACTGGTGGTAAAGAAATACACGAAACAATGAAAGGTATTCAGACTAAGAAAGAATTAGGGATGTAATTTAAGGAGGTTTTAAGCATGGCTAATAGGGAGAAATTAGGATTTCAACCTGCCGATAGAAAGCCAAGTGAAGAGTTAATGTTCGACGTTGCCGTAACAGGCAATGCTACTGCGAATATGGCAGTGGGAGACGTCGTGATCATTGATGCTACAGGTGGTGCAAAGGTATCGACAGGTGCTACAAATCCAGAGTATACTTTGGGAGTTGCAGTTGCTGTATATGACTCTGAAGGGATTCCTGCTGGTGCTCCAGGTTGTGCATTCGCAACTAAATATCTTCCCGTATCTACCGCAGGGAAAGTATTAGTGGCTCTTGCTCTTCCAGGAAAAAGATTCATATGTAATTCTGCTACATCTATTGTAGCGACTGCTGTGTTTGCAACTGCAGATGTCACAGTAACTGCTTGTGATACTGTAACGGGAACCTCAAAACATGAATTAACAGCTTCAGCACTAAACACCGAAGGTCAATGTATTATCTTGGGCAAAGTTGATGCTCCTGATAATGCTTGGGGTGCAGATGTGAAGGTGTATGTAAGTTTCAATGAATCAATATTTGGACCGAACGGTAAAGCAGTCGGAGTATAAACTATTTAAGGAGGAATTAAGAAATGCCTATTACGAGTGCACAAATAGTTGATACTCTTGACGCCAACTTGAATTCCATGTTTCAAGATGGACTTGAGAGTTGGGGTAATGAGTATCAAAAAATATTCAATGTATTAAATTCGACAAAGCAGACAGAACAGGATTCGTATGAGTCGGGTTTTGGTGCTATGCCGGAGAAACCGGAAGGAGTGGCTGCTACTTATGACACTATCTATCCAGGAATCAAGGAGACGTATACTCATAAGACGTACGCTTTAGGTTATGAGATCACTGAAGAGGCAATCGAGGACAATCTTCAGACTCCGGAAACGTTTAACAAATTGCCTCAGGCTCTTACTCGTTCAGGGGAAGAGACAGTAGAGATTACTGCTGCGAATATATTCAACAACGGTTTTACTACCGCTGGTTTTGACGGACAGTATTTGTTTGACGATGATCATCCGTTACTAGGTGGTGGAACTCAGTCGAATATTCCTTCGACGGCAGCTGACTTGTCTATTACTTCTTTAACCGCTGGTTTGACGGCGATTGAGAAGATGGTTGACGAGAGGGGACTAAGGAGACCGAGCAAGGCTGTATTGTTAGTCGTGCCTGTGGATCTCTGGAACGTAGCTGAGGAACTTTTGGAGTCAGAGTATAAACCTTATGTTGCCAACAACGAGGTTAATGCTTTGCAGAAAAAAGATCTTCAGTATTTTGTTTGGCACTATCTTACGGATACGGATGCGTGGTTTTTACTTTCAGAAAAAGCAAACCATATGCTCAAATTCTACTGGAGAGTTAAGCCAGGTGCATTGAGACGTGGTACTGATTTTGATTCTACGAACTTAAAGCATTTGAGTCGTATGAGATTCTCGGTTGGGTATTCGCATTACATGGGTACCTATGGATCAGTTGGAGCATAAAAGGAGAAAATAAGAATGAAGAAAACGTGGTTGTTTGTTTCGGTAGCATGTTTAGCTTTACTTATATCTTCTTTTGCGGTTGCAGCAAGTACTGATAAGGGTTCTGTACCCCGTGAACCTACAGTACAGTTTGATGGCGAAACTAATTTTACTAATATAGCCGTTACAGGAAAGAATGTTGACGGAGTTCCTGGGTATATTAAGTTTTATAGTTTAGCTTCAAATAACACTACAGTTGTTCCCTGGTATGTATGGGTTGACTCGACGGGAGACTTAAGGATTACTTCGAATGCGACAATGATAACGTATACGAGTTTTCCTGACGTTGCTGCTTGGTCAACTAGTATGGGGAGTGTTGTAGGTAGTCAAACGTAAGATATAGGTAAGGAATTGGAGGGAGAGGGGCTTAAAAACCCTTCTCTCTTCGAATAAATATGACTCTAATAACTATCCTCCTCATTTTGATCGTACCACTAACTGGTCTTATTCCATGTAGTATAGGACCAGTATGGTTTCCGCAAGTAGTAGCTCTATCCTTTCTACTCTTTTTATACGTAGGGATAGAATTATGGAAGTTCAACAAATGGCTTTCTATATTTCTTTTATACTGTCTTTTTAATGTAGTATTTATAACTCGTATCAATCCCAGATCCTTTTTACTTCTCTATCAGTTGTATTTCTGTTCTTATGGGGCATATAAAATTAGTTTTCTAAATTCTCTTCAGAGAAAGTGGGTCATGTATGCTTTGTACGTTCTAGTATTTTCGAACATTACTTTAGCGTGTCTTCAAATATTTAATCTCGATCCTTTATTTCATGCAATAGGTAATCCTAGAACGGATCACGTAGTCGGATTTTTGGGTGGATCAAACTGTTTAGATGCGGTATTAACGGCTACTTCTCCTCTACTTCTGTATTTAACTCCATTTTTCATAGTTTTACCTCTGGCTATTCTAATGTTCGCTACTGGATGGTGCGCATTCGGGTTTACATTGGCTCTTACTTTTTTATATATTCTATATAGGAAGTTGAGTAAAAAGATTCTTATGGTATTCGTAGTATTTGCAATTCTTATGGGATGCATAATGGCAGTTAAATTCGAGAAATTATCAAAGGAAATGTTCTTAGTCCGATTACGTCCCTGGAAAGTTGCTGTGAGATCGGTACTAAAAGGGAATATTACCATTTGGCAGAAGTTAGATAAACCAGAAACTTTAAGGGTTTTAAATTGCAATCCGTTGTTCGGATACGGGTTTGGTAATTTTGCTATGGTATTCCCACATTACCCTCCTAATCCTGGATTTAATACGGGAGAAAAGTTTAGTCATGCGCATAATGATTATATTGAAGCATTGTTCGACTTAGGAATAATAGGGGTTGTGTTTTTGCTTTTACTCCTTGGTTCTTTACTTCAAAGATTTAGACGTGTCGTAAAAAATAAAGAATTTGTAGTTATATCCCTATGTTTGTTAGGATATCTACTGGGGGCATTTGTTTACTTTTCTTCCCATATGCCTGTGTCGGGAATGTTATTAATGATATTTTACGGATTGTTTGAATCCATAAGGAGAGAGAATGGGGCGTTTGCCGTCAACAGCAAAGGGTAGAATGCGGACGTGTGTAGTTTGTGGATTTTTCTATCCAGAAAGAGACCCAAGAATTACGAAGCAAGACGATAGGTGGGTTTGTAGGAATGGATGCTACGATACTTTGAGAGAAAAAGATAGAAAACACTAAGGAGGAGATATGGGTAAGAGGGTTTTTACACTAGTAGTGCTGGGATTAATTTTATTAACGGGTATTGCATTTGCAAATAAACCCAATGTTTATCAAAAGTCGTTAGCGTTCACTTCGACTTCTGGAGTTACAACTTTCCCCTATACTGTGAGAGACTTAACGATCCTAAATGGGGATCCTACAAGTTCTATCTATGTGGGACTGAATAAAACTTCTGCCTCAAGTTGGGTATTGGGAACCGAGGGATCTTTTGTTCTTATTGCAGGAGGGGAAGTTAATCTCTATGATGCAGCAATTGATACGATTACTTTTTATGCCAGCGGGGTAACTGTTAGTCCAGTTATGGTACTAGCGACTTATTAAATCATGTACGGATCAAGAACTCTTGTAGTCCGAAAGAAATCTTGTATTATCTTTAATCAGAGATTCAAGGAGTTTAAGAATATCTCGGTAGGGGATAAAGGACAGTGCTTAATGGACTGCTCAATCGTAGGAGATAGAAAAGAATCTGCTGAGGACGGTACGGAGTATTTGATAAAAACTTTGGAGATCGAGAAAATTGAAATCGTTGATAATACAACCAGTACAAGAGGTATATAAGCCTATTTTTGACGTGTCTGAAAGTCGATTGGTAGCTATTGCGGATAAAAAAATCGGACAGAGAATTAAGGTATATGTCAATTTCGAGGTCATTGAAAAAACTAAGAACTATACTATAGTCCGTGTGAACGGTATGAGTATGGTTACAACTAAAAGGACTTTTTAGCTATGTATAATTTCGGTGAATTGAAATTTAAAGTAGGTGAACTTGCTCAAAGGTCTGATGACTCAAACTATTTGGCTAAGATAGGAATTTGGCTTCAGTTATCTCATCGCTTCCTTTCAGAAATATACGACTATTGGCTGGATCTCCAAGACGTGCATAATTTCAGTACGGTGGACGGGCAGGAAGACTATCCTCTTCCAGGAAGATTCGACAAGCCTCTAAGGATATTTGACTTAACTAATAAAACTAAAATTAAGATTCAAACTGAAGAGGAATACTTTGACGAAAATATATCTGCTATTGCTGATGCTGATGAAGGTACCTCAGACACTGCTAGGATATACGGAAGCACTGGTTCTTTGATTCCCCTAGCTTCTACTGGAAGTATAGTAAAAGTTAAAAGTTCTTCTTCCAGCGATACTGGAAGTATCAAAGTTATGATTGAAGGATATATAGACTCCGCTCGACTTATTCTGGATGAAGAAGAAATCATAATATCTACCGGGACTCCTACCACTTATGTTTCAGGGACTAAAACGTTTTACGGAAAGTTAACCCAGATTTCTAAGTCTGCAAATACAGTAGGTTATATCAGTGTAGCTAACTCCGCAGACGTAGTTATAGAGACTATTGCTCCAGAAGAAAGAGTGGTACGTCATAAAGTTCTGAAACTGGGAAAAATACCTAGTGGAGTTAATAGTATGAGATTGTTGTTCAAAAGAACTGTCAAAGAAATGGTAGGAGAATATAGTTATCCTTTTACAGAGTGTGATAGGTATCTAATTTTTGACTCGTTTGGATTTGCCTTAAAGCAGGATAAAGAGGACTCAAGGGCGGAGTTTGCATGGGGCAAGGCAGCAGAAGCTTTGAAAGTTATACTTGCTAATCAGAATAGTAAGTTAGGTCCAGAGTTCCAGCATAAGATGGTAAGCAAGTTTCTTAAAATGCATAAACTATGATAAAACTACTTTTAGGAGCATTACTAGGGTTAATTATATTTGCTAATTGTTTTGCTGATAGCAGTGGCGAGTTGACAAAAGTAAAAATTAGTGCTTTTGAAGGAGGGCAGAACTCTGCCAATCTTGCGGACGTAATAGATCCTTCTCAAGGCGTACTGATGAAGAACGTTGTCCTAACAAAGAAAGGACAACTATCTAAAAGAAAAGGAGAGAGACTATTTGCGGATCGTATAAGTTCT